CACGGCACAGGCACCTAGTAATAGTAGACCCGGGTCCATCTCTACTGATTAGTTAAGATTATCGGGACGTAGACGACTCGCCGCATCCATATCACGTGTAATTACACGGAAGACTAGCTGTGTCTGATGGCTGAGATTAATCAGGCGACCTGACTGGAGTATACCTGATGCAGGAACAGCTCCAGATAATAAAGTTCCAGCAAAGGTATCTGTTGGGAAGCCACCAAACGGTGATACGGTAGTATATCCCTTGGTAGGATCATTGTACCGAGCATCGACAATAATATAGTTTGCATAGCCGACGGAGTTTGTACCTGTGATATAGGCGGATCCATTATAGTATCCAATATTTACTACAAGAAGTCCAGCAGGGCCCGTTAAATAGCTTATAAAATCCTGTGCTGCACCTGCATTTCCTGTAAATGTAGATGTGAAGGCTATGTTTTTTAGTTGAATACGGTCGCCCTGATTGAACATAAAGGTATTGAACCAAGTGCTCGTTTGAATCCAGATAAACTGACTGAGTCCAGCAGTCGCTCCATTCTTTGCATAGACTGTTCCAGTATTCGGAATAGGATAGACTGTAGGAGCCGTTGTAGTCGCTATACTATTTGAGAGTACAAAGCCAGAAATATCAAGCGTATCGAGAAGCGGACTCACGAGCGAACCATCAGGACGTTGAAGTTGAATGGAGAGTTTCTGAAGCGTAGCAAGCGGTGTAGGATAATAGGTCTTCTGGCACTTCAGGAACTTGGGGATCATACCGAGGAATCCTCCACGCTGAACTACATTTGTGTTGTCCGTAATCCAGTTTGCATCATACTGGATAAGTCCAAACGCACTATCAATATTCTGATTTGTGCCGATGCTGTTCGTATCGAGTTCAGGCACACGCACCATCAGATACGGAAAGGAGAGCACATTTGTGTTTACAATGGTCTGGTTGAAGGCCGTTGAGCTGGCATACCCCTTATCAATCAGTACATCAATTCCTTCAACAGGTACAAGCGCCTTTACAAGTTCAATACGCACAATGTTGCGGAACTTGACCTGTGTTGACGTATTTGCACGGACACCGTTATTTGTTGTCACATTTCCAGGATTGAAAAGTACACTGAAATTGTAGCGACTTTCACCTGTGTTGACTGTCCAGTCGCGGTCAGCACTGTAGCAGAAGAGATTGTACTCATTCTCCTTATAGTTGAGCACATCCTCCTCCTTTTGGAGAAAGTCCTGGGGAAGCACAGGTCTCTCTGCCCGCACGGTCGGGACTGCAATTGTCGGATTTGCCTGTGCCAGCCCCTGCGGCTCATACGGTGTACGACCCTGTGACTGCATACCAAAGAGGGCGCGCATATCCGGAGGCACTGTCATTGTTGTAATCTCATTCTCGAGTGTTCTCGGCTTAGCGATTGCACCGGCCTCACGAGGGCGAATCTGCTCCTGAACAGCAAGTGCCGTGCGAGCAGCCTCCGCCTCACGCTGCTTCTTAGCCTGCTCAAAGAGGCTGGCCGCAGAAGAGGTATTATCTTCTTCGAGAGGAATCCGAAAATCGGGCGGAGCAGGAGGGGCGGCTTTTGCAGTATTGCGTGAGTCCTGCATGAGAGCAAAGCGTGTTCCAACATCTTGGCGAAGAGGATCTGAGCTAGTCACAATTTCAACTTCTGTCTTTTCACTCGTCTCCACTTCGCGGCCCCTATCGAGATAAGCCGTATAGTCGGGAAGTACAGCGGCCAGTGTCTCCTTGTTAAGATACTGTATGTTCTGAGTTGAATTGATACGATAGACTTCACCCATATAATGCTTCACAGTCTTCACGAGCCTCTGCTTCTGGCGGTCATCAAGGTTGATTCCACTGCGACGTTGAACGTGGTCGTACAGTAATCTGTCCAACATTTGTTCATTGGGTTCGCTGAAAAACTTTTCTCTCGTATCCTTTGACATCTAAATCGTTATACGATTTATCGTACGGCACCTTGAACGCTTTAGTCCAAAGGATATTATGTACTAAAAAGCCATGACCGAAGCATCAACATTTCGCCATCACGAGGTGCCCGACGGCAGAAAGGACGGAACTCTTCTCCCATCAACATCCGAATAATAAAATACATACTATACATTCCACATTCAGAATCCTTCATCTGGAAACGACGGGCATTGTAGGCGAGTTTCATTGCAGGATCCTGTAGTGTCAGCCACTGCATGAATTTTTCAATTTGGCCTGGAACCTCCATGCCGTATGAGTCAAAATAGTAGCACACCTTCTTCTTCAAATCAACATAGTTGCCCACCCAGTGGCTGCCGCCTTTGTTGTGAGGATCAAGATTGTAAATTATACCAATCTTTGACTTTCCAGCGGCTTTTAATCCGGCCATATCAAGACTACACATTTCACTTATGAGACACTTTGTCTTGGTCTTATTGTATGGGTCGGGTGCTGCAAAATCAATTGGATAAGGACCGAGGAACTTAAAATCGGCCACATCTTCTTCATACTGCTTCATGACGTTCTCAATGTTAGTACTGTCAAGCCACTTATCAGGATCCGCACGCCACGCTTCAGGTTGAGGAGGGCGTAAATAGTCCTTCACAAGGCGCTGCTTCTCAGACTCATCGATGGCTAGGGCCTGGACAAAGGAGTATTCCTGGATTGGCTGCACACCGACCTCTTGTTCAAGTTGTTTCCGAAGGGTGACAGCAGCCACGCCTCCAACTTGACTTCTTACAACTGTCGCAGAACCTAAGACCTTCGAGGCAATTTTCTGTAATTCAGACGCAGGCAGACATCCATATGCCGGACGCTTTTTTCCGACACGCGGACGACATTGACAGGGTCCCGGTCTATAGTTCTCTGAACCCGTTTTTTTGAGTCGCCTGGTTTTTCTGACCCCGACCATCCTATTGAAGTGTCAGATTCAAATCGTCATACTCCACAGGATGGCGTACTCAATGGTCCGCTTTTGGTCGTATATTTTCACTCCTCTCTTAATTCTTGTACTTGTTTTTGCAATGTTTGTTATTTTTACACTTTCGAGTGCACAGACAACTGTTGGCTCTCTGATTGCGCCGGCACTCGCAATTACTTCATCGGTGGCAGCCGCCACTGCCGCTGCGCGCCCTAAAGTATCCTTTTCACCTACATCAGTAGGAACGGGACCATGACGCCTACACAAATCTTTCAAATGATACTCTTGGCCATTATTCTTACAGGCCTAGGATACGTAATCTATGCGGTCGGCCAATTTGCCGGCAGCAAGGACAACCTGAATGACATTCAAAAGAATATGGGAATCATCTTTGGAGTGACATTTGCTCTGGTTCTCATGCTCGGTATTTTCAGTTATATGTATATCCGTACGGACCCCGATATCTTCGTACCGTTCGCCCTTTTCATGCTTTTCGTGAACATGGAGATTTCGCTGATTTCAGTCAGTGCGTCAGTTCTTCAGAAGATTGAATAAGGCATTCAGGTGTCCGAGGAGCCTGTATGAGAATTCCTAGAATGCGATGTTGGAGACGCGCCCGACCTGTCCAGAAAGTGTCGTTGACTCCCATTTGAAGACTGATCCCCTGAATCTGCAGTGTGACACGCACAATTTGGCCGCGTGTAATAAGTCCCGGTTGTACATCTTCTGTCCAGGCATCATCCTTCCAGATACGAATCCCGTGCATTCCCTTTCGCTTCTCTTGAAGAGTTGACGGACAATACAAATGTAACTTATTTCCTTCAACCATCGGTTGAAAGAGGCGATACACCTCCTCACGTGTAAACTTATTTGCTCCGAACCAAGCCACTTGGCTGGCGCAAATAACTTCAAGAAGACTTGTTTGAACTGCAGTGAGTTTGCTTGAGATCCAGTTGGTGGTCATTGCGAGTTCAAGACGACCATTTGCAGGATTATAGGAATCGATTAAGAGGTGTGGTAAAAGAATTGTCAGTACCGGCATTGTCACTTGGCCATCAATATACGAAAGTGGCACCATCGGTTTCTTTTCGCGATTCACGCGTATCACAAGACCGCCGTGATGTATTTTTCCGAGTTCGAGTTTTTGTAAGGGCACGCACCACTCCATTCTGGGTGTAAAGGTTTACCAAGTTTAGACCCAGGAAGATGCATCTCAGTTGGCGAGGTCCGCCAGGTTCAGGAAAACGCCACGCCATTCATCAAGAACTCTACAAACGCGCGGCGGCTCGTGGGGTCGTCCTAAAGATCATTACAAAACTCTGGAGCCTCGAGAAACCGAAGGAGGATGACGGAGGTGAAGACGATGAAGTCACGACAATTGCATCCAAGGACCAGATTCCCTTTGAAACATCGATGATACATTTTGGGTTTGATGTCTCCCGAATGAGTCTACAGGACCGTCATATCCTCAAGCCTATTCTTGAGCGTCTTGGAAAGGGCTCCCATGTACTTTCTGGAAGAGAGCAGGCCGAGAAGCGTATTCTTGTATTCTATCATGCTCATCTACTGAGCACAGAATCATGTGTCATTCTACAGAGTCTTCTAGAGCAGGACGGTTCCGATATAAGTATTTGGTGTACCTCAGAGCATCCACTTCCGATTCGCATTGCGCATCATTTTAGGGAGATTGCTGTGGGTGGACCCGACCGCGCCTATGAAAAAATTAAAGAGCGGATTCTAGTGGCAGGAGGTAATCCTTCTGCGCTCTTTGACCCGCAGACACTCTTTGATCAGGCAGTGCGGCGACTTGCTCGTCCTACAAAGCCGACCTTGGATGAAGTTGCCGGTATTCGTACCTTTATCTATGAATGTCTGATTCGGAATATCCGATGGATCGAATGTCTTCATCATCTGATGATCTCCTGTCTGCGACTTCCTTTATCAGAGTCCCATCGCCTCGACGCACTCAGAATTCTAGCGAAGCAGGAGGGCTCCGCAGCGGGTCAAACTATTCCTAGTTATCGTATTCCGATGGCCTGGGAGAGTACATTTATTCGTATGCGCGAAGCACTTTCTGGAGCCTTATCAGAGGAGGATGCAAGGCCTCAGAGTGCCACCGCTCCTGCGGGAACTAGTGGACACAGTACGACTGCAACTCAAGGAGCCGCCCCTGCAGTGGATACAGGAACCGCCGCAGCAGGACGACCTGGAGTGGCTAAAGCGCGAGGCGGAAGACGAAAGCCCGTTTGATCCGCTTCATCTACGTAGCAAGATGTGGCAAGGATATAAGGCCGGCACAGTGCGCCTTGTCTGTAAAACATGCGGATCAGCCAAAGTAATTATTCTTCATGAAGCCACTAAACCGTGTCCTGATGTCTGGAGGACTTGGGGCTATATCTTTCAATTATATGGTCAAGGTGCTACAGGCTGGCATAGACAGACTGGTACAGGCTGGCATAGACAGACTGGTACAGGCTGGCGTGTAGGGCTTTTTGCTGCACAAGAACCTCGAATTCTGCCTGCACCAGGACAACCTGTTGGTCCAGAGCATGTAAATGGTGGATACACAATTCCTTGTAAACAGAACAGTATTATTATCTACAGAGAGGAGGAATGCACTCGTGTCTTACTTCATGAACTCTTTCATGCGTCCTGCAGTGACCGACTCGCATCGCTTCCACATATGGAGGCAGAAACAGAGTCATGGGCTGAATGGGTGCTCGTTGCACTTGCTTCAAAGGGTGATCTCGAGCTGGCCGTCAAGCTCATGAAAAAACAGCTGCGATGGATGAGTGCGCAACACCGAGTTTTACGGGCATTCTATGGTGTGTTAAAGCCAGAAGATTTTGCGTGGAGATACACACTTGGTCGCGAGCACGCTTACGAACGTCTTGGACTTCGTGTACCGATTAGCACGGGTACTTCGCATGTAACGTCTTCTCGACTTAGTGCAGCTCTACTTGAAAAGGTCTAAACGCGACCATTGAAGTCATTGAAATGAATCCTGAACCGTATCTCTATAATGAGACACTGCTCTGGACAATGACAACAAATGGATATAAGTATTTAACATTGAATCTAATTCGAACAATTCAACAGGCTAAGTGCCCCTGGCGACTTCTTGTAGTGGCTGCAGATCGTGAAAGTTACACTTTTTTTCGCAATGAAAGTCTACCTGTAATACTTTTTACGAATGCACCGAGGACACAGGAGATTGGAATTAGCCGCTGGGGTAGTCCACAGTTTCAACGCTATAATCAGATTAAATTGCTGATTGCCCATGAATTTGCCCAGAACCCGAAGATAAAGCGTTGTGTCTACATGGATGGAGACATAACCCTTTTTAATGATTTTCTTCCGGAACTTACAATGCGTCTTACTTCGGCACCTGAAGTGATTCTATTTCAGTGCGACCAGAGAGAACGGGGTCCTTGTACTTCGACGGGATGTACAAATGTCTGTACAGGATTCATTGCGTGGGCTCACGGACATGACCAAGGAGTCTTTGATACTTCAAATTCTCAGGCATGGGGAGAGGTTCGTGATGATCAGGTATGGGTGAATAAACAACTACAGGCAAAAAAGATTCCGTATGTCACCTTACCGCGAGGCCTTTACCCAAATGGAGCGTATATTGATACAGTACAAGAATTACCAGGTGCACTTTTATTACATTATAATCATCGTGTAGGAAACGCAAAGATTCTTGAAATGAAGCGGCTTAATAAATGGATAATTCCGTATCTTTAGTGTCCATGACCACCTCCACCATGACCACCACCATGACCACCTCCACCGCCATGACCACCTCCACCGCCATGACCACCATGATGTCCAATACCACCACTATATCCACCTGAACCGTAGCCACCATAGGCTCCAAAGGCTAATGGAACAAAATAATACGGCGCTTCAACTGGAATCTCTTCAAAAATAGTCTGCGGCTGCACTCGAGTACGCAGTAGATTGATTACAAGTAAAGTAACTACAATTCCAAGAAGAACACCAAGAACTACACCCCACATCTCTCTTTTTGCTTTGGAAAACAAATCAAAAAAAGAGATTAACGGTCAATGTGGGGGTCGAACCCACGACTTCACGGTTAACAGCCGTGCGCTACTACCAACTGAGCTAATCGACCAGAGGGTCTCTTAGCAAACAAGCTAATCGACCAGAGGGTCTCTTAGCAAACAAGCTAATCGACCAGAGGGTCTCTTAG